GTACCAGGTACAGATAGAATACAATTAGATGAGCCAGCTGAAGTGTTAGAAGGTGGTACTGGATTTATGATGTTCACCAAGAAGACTCTACAAGTGTTTAGAGATGCATACTGGGAAGATAGTGAACTAAGTCCAGGTGGATTCAAATATAAACCTGACCATGTTCGTACAGAACATTTTGATGGTAGTAGAGAAATTATGATGTACTTCCAAGCTCTAATTGATCCTGAGTCAAGAAGGTATTTGTCAGAAGATTATATGTTCTGCCAATGGGCTATCAAAGCTGGATTGAAGATCTGGTTATGTCCTTGGGTAAAACTAAGTCATGTTGGTAGCTTTGTGTATGGAGGTAGTTTGCATGCATTAGCAGCCATTGGAGCGTCTGCTACGGCCGATAAGAGTCAGTTGGGTAGTAAGTTAGGTTCACCCAAGACAGACACTGAGAAGCGATTAGAGAAGGCAGACAAGGCTAACAAACGTATCAAGGAAAAATGAGTAGAGAACCAGATCGATATGGTAACGATGTTGATTGGGACTTAATAAAAGCCCTCAAGAAGTTAGGATGGGGATTGATAAGAGACAACTCAGTAGAAAGAGGTCCTTTGAAATCTATATCCAGCAATCGTTACAAAGCAGACAAAGTATTAAAATTTAACCAAACGACTGCTATGCAAGCTAATATGAAAGATGCATTAGGTAGTAAACACTTACCTGTTGACTCAAGAGAGTTTCCAACGGATACTGTAAGACATTGGAATTCACAAATCCACAAACCTGTAGCTGTAAAAAGGCTTCAAGAAAATGGATGGATGAACGAAGATGGTAGTATGGTTGAAATTGACTACTTTATTAATAAACAAGGATTCAGACATGATGGTAACCATGTTGACTATACGTCTGAACAAGGTGGAGTAATCTACTTAGGTGATAGCCATACAATGGGTGTAGGTATGCACTTAGAAGAAACTTGGACATACCTAGCACATTACAGTTGTCCTAAGACGGAAAATCTTAGATACTTAAATATGGGCAGTCCTGGATATGGTGTTGATTGTTACTATAGACTACTCAAACGATTTATAGGTGAACTGAAGCCTGATGTCGTTGTAATGTCATATCCATGGCAGAACACAAGAACTGAAATGTTTAATGTAAGAAAGAATATTTGGGAAGTACAAACCGTGACTAAAGCTGGTCGAGATATAGTTGAGAATACTAATAAGTCAGCAGCTCCTGTTGAATGGTTTCATACTGCTCAATCTTACATTAGATGGTATAAGAACTTAGATGCAATGAAGTGGTTGTGTCACAGCAATGGTGCTAAGTTCTATGCCGTTGAAGAAGATGTGGAAGGAATTGATGATGATTTACAAGCTATGAATAATGAGTTTGTACATCACGTTGATGCCAATGATCTCGGTAGAGATCTAGTACATTATGGTCGAAAGACACACAAGCATAATGGTGAAGTATTAACAAAGGTACTTAATCATTTACTCTAAGGAATATATAATGAAACTAAGTGTTGATACAGTAAACATTTTAAAGAACTTCTCGTTGATCAATCCTTCGATTGCATTCAAAGCTGGTAACAGCTTAGCAACGATGTCACCTCAGAAGAGTGTAATGGCTCGAGCTGATTTGGATGATCACTTTCCATCTGATGGTGCCATTTATGATCTGTCAAGATTTTTGGGCGTCATTTCCCTTTTTGAAACTCCCTCTTATAATTTCAAGGAGAACTTGCTAGAAATTTCTGGTGATGGAAAGAGTGTTTCATACACGTTTGCTGATCCTTCGATGATTACAACACCTACGAAGGAGAAGATTGATATCCCTGATCCCGACTTGGATATCCTAATAAAGTGGGAACAAATGCAAGCTGTGTTGAGAGCAGCTAATATCATGCAATTACCAGAAATTGCTGTTACTGGCCGCGGAGACATAGCTCTTGAAGCTATAAATAGTAATGACCCCACGTCAGACAGATATACACAGAGTCTCGGGCCTAATGAAACGGATCATAACTTTACATTTATATTTAAGGCTGAGAACATGAAGGTCATGTCTTACGACTATAACTGTAAGATCACTCAGAAGGGTATATCACAATTTACATCACGCAATGACAACGGACCAAAAATTACATACTGGATCGCAGTCGAACAAAATAGTGAATTCACATGATGGCTGGGCTCACGTCTATACGTGTCCTGGATATAAAACATTCTACAGCGTTCACATACATCACTTTAAAGGTGATGTGGAAACCATTGGCACCTTTCAACATCACTCTGATGCAGTTGACTTAGCCATGGCTTTGAATGAAGGTGACTTATTGAAGAAACAACCAAGTCGCCATAAACGTAATGGAAAATTGATTAGAGAATGATATGCGTGAAGAATATTTGTGGGTTGAGAAGTATCGTCCTAGGACGGTAGATGATTGTATATTACCCAGTGATTTGAAGCAGACGTTTCAGACGTTTGTTGATCAACAGAATGTGCCTAACTTATTGTTGAGCGGAGGACCAGGTGTCGGAAAAACTTCTGTTGCGAAGGCTATGTTGGATCAACTTGATTCTGACTATATTTGTATTAATGGCAGCCTTAGTGGCAACATCGATACTCTACGAAACGACATTATGCAATTCGCTTCCTCTGTTAGTTTCTCTGGTGGAAGGAAGTATGTCATCCTTGATGAAGCCGATTATCTCAATCCTCAGTCCACCCAGCCAGCTTTAAGAAACTTTATGGAAGAGTTCAGTAAGAACTGTGGGTTCATACTGACATGTAACTTTAAGAATAGAATCATTGATCCATTGCATTCAAGATGTAGTGTTATCAACTTTAAGATTGCTAATAAAGATAAGCCTGATATTGCTGCCCAGTTCTTTAAGAGAGTAATGGGAATCCTTGATAAGGAGAGTATTACTTATGATAAGAAAGTTGTTGCTGAGCTCATCCAAATGCATTTTCCAGATTGGAGGAGAGTTCTAAATGAGCTACAGCGGTACAGCGTTTCTGGTAGTATCGATCCTGGTATCCTTACTTCTTTATCTGATGACAGCTTCAAGACGCTTGTATCTTATCTTAAAGAGAAAAACTTCACCGAAGCTAGAAAGTGGGTTGGGCTAAATATTGATAATGAACCTTCAATCTTATTTCGAAAGATATATGATAATTGTTCAACATACATAGCTAAAAGTAGTGTACCTCAAGCTATACTAATTTTAGCGGATTATCAATACAAGTCTGCATTTGCAGCTGACCAGGAGATTAATCTAGTGGCTTGCTTGACTGAGTTAATGGCTGAAGTTGAGTGGAAATGATTCCATCGTTTCAAATGGGATTAACTGATGAAGATCGAAGTCATCTATTAGATGGTATCTATGATCCAAGTAACAATATTGGTCCTAGGAAAAACTTTCCAGGCGATACGTTTACACAAAAGAAGATTTATAACTTTAACCAACATTTTCTAGATTTTAGTCATAGGTTAATCGATATGGTTTCTGCTGTATTTGGTGGTGATTTTGGTATAGGACATATGTGGGGTGTAGTTTATAAACAAGGTGATGAGATATTCAAACACAATCATGGAGATTATTCTCATGCGTTTGTCTATTATGTCAAGTGCTGTGAAAAATGTTCTCCTATTGTCTTTCCTCATTTAGAAGAGAAAATTGTTCCAGAGTTAGATAAAGTACTTGTATGGCAAAACAATAGTGTATCACATCATTATGTTGAGCCCCAACAATGTGAGCACGATAGAGTTGTTTTATCAGGACATATTATGAGGCTCCAATGAAGTGTGATATATGTGATGCCTTTGTTAAAAAAGAAGAACTAGGTGTAGTACTTCAAGGTGAAGATTATAATTTTAGTGTTTGTGGTAAGTGCTTAATGGAGATGGGTGCTGGCCAACATCTCGAGGGAATGGAGACTGACGATGAAGCCGTTTGACTTTGTAAATAGCATCAATCATAAGAAAAACAACATGATGAGAGATACGGAGAATGATGAACTAGCTGAATCATCATATGTTCCGTTTTTGACTAACAGATCCTTATCTTACTTTCCTGATACGTTATTCTACGCTAATCAGATGAATATCCTCCATAATGCTGACAATAAGCTCCAATACGAGTATTTGCTAAATAGCATAAGACCCAAGAAGCGATTTGCAAAGTGGGTGAAGCCAGAGGATAATGATGATTTAGAAATGGTAAAGATGTATTATGGATATTCCAATAAAAAAGCACAACAGGTGCTATCAATATTGTCCTCTGAACAAAAACAACAAATAAAAATAAACTTAACCAGAGGTATATCAGATGAGCGTAGGGTCGATTGATTCTATGGTAGAAGTGACATTGAGAAACGATGAAGATTTCTTGAAGGTCAAAGAAACGCTAACAAGGATTGGTGTAGCTTCAAGAAAGAATAAAGCGTTGTATCAAAGCTGTCACATTCTTCATAAACAGCAAAAATATTATATTGTGCATTTTAAGGAATTGTTTGCGTTGGATGGGAAACCAACGAATTTTGATCAAGAGGATATGGGTAGACGGAATACAATTGCTAACTTGTTAGAAGAGTGGGGATTAGTTAAAATTAATGATCCAGAAAGAACTTCAGAACCAGTAGCACCTCTTAGCCAAACAAAAATAATTTCGTTCAAAGACAAAGACCAATGGGAATTAATTCCTAAATATAACATAGGGAAAAAGCGTTGACTTTCAACGGCTAAGGACCTATATTAATATAGTCACGCCAGTTTGGGTGACACAACATATACTTGCTTTAAGGAGTATCTAAAATGGTTAGAACACTATTGGATCTTAATGATCCATTTTTCCGCACAACAATTGGTTTCGACAAGATGTTCAATACACTTGAACAACTTAATGGACTCTCTAATGTGTCCGAAAGTTATCCACCATACAATTTAATTAGAACAGGTGATGATTGCTTCGTTATTGAAGTAGCATTGGCCGGATTTTCTAAGGAGGAACTTAATGTCGAAATCAAAGAAAACGTCTTACACATCAATGGCGAAAAGAAACAAGTCGAAGATGATGGCAAAAAAAATTATATCCACAAAGGCATTGGGGCACGAAAGTTCCACAAAACATTTACCTTGGCGGAGTATGTTGAGGTTGTTGAAGGGGCGTACGTAGATGGCGTCCTCACTGTAGTATGTGAAAGGCAGTTACCAGAGGAAAAGAAACCTCGCAAGCTGGATCTTGGAGACTCAAAAGTACTTCTCCAAGAGTAATAAATAAGGGGGCCTACGGGCCCCCTTTCAAATGGAGATTATTATGAATGTAGATAAACTTAGAGAGGAATTGGAGATTGATGAAGGAGTTCGGTACCACGTGTATTTGGATCACCTTGGTTATCCTACTTTTGGTATTGGCCACCTTGTCATTGAAGGCGATCCAGAATATCCCGGTGAAGAAGGTGAACCAGTTTCACCAGATAGAGTTAAAGAAGCCTTCGAATCAGATCTTGAAACAGTCTTGTCTGACTGCAACATCCTTTACCCAGACTTTGACGATCTGCCAGAAGATGTTCAGCATATAATTGCAAACATGATGTTTAACATGGGTCGACCTCGGCTGTCAAAATTTGTTGGCATGAAACGTGGAGTTGATAAACGTGATTGGGATGCAGCTGCTGATGAGATGGTTGATAGTAATTGGTATCGTCAAGTAAACAACAGAGCAAGTCGATTAGTAGCAAGGATGAGAGATGTCAGTTAGTCCAATTGAGCCAGTAGGTTCAGCACCATTCGCTACGTATACAACGTATTTTGCGAGGCCTTTAATTAGTGCTACAGGTACAGAGCACGTTGCTGCTACTGAGCAAATTGATAGCAATGGTAGAACATTATCAATATCAGAATCTGTGTTGTTAGTGTATGATAGGTTTGCTAACCTGCAATCACTTAATCAACTTGATCCATCAACAATAAGAGTTGACGTATAACTCTTTTGGTAGTATAAATATAGTATGAGATTTTACACCGGTTGTTGGGAGTACCGGCTCCCCTCTTTGGATAGTAATCTAAAGAAGTATGGCTTCTCGCAAGGAGTTGGCGGAGCTGTCCGTAACTCTCTTTTCCATATAGGTTATGATAATGGTAAGCGGTTTATGGACCAACACCATTATGAACCTTATATGTTTGTTGAGAATCCAGCAAGGCCTTCTGGCTTTCATTCCATTGATGGTAAAGTATTACAACGCATTGACTTTCCAACTATGGCAGCTCAAAGAAAGTATATCTTTGAGCATAGAGATATCTCTAACCATAAAACCTATGGGTCACCAAACTTTCAGTTTGTATATCTGAATGATGAGTATCCTGGTGTTGTCGATTATGACATGAGTCTAATCAAAGTTGTTAACATCGATATTGAGGTTGCAGCTGATGAAGGTTTTCCTTCGCCTGATGAGCATGCAAAGCCAGTAACAGCTATCACTATGAAATT